ATATTGTTGTTATCGCTGACGCGAATAGTAGGCTTGAGGCAAATCAAAAACGAATCCGCCCCGGGGGGGCAGATCCGCTGCACAGAGTCTGAATAATATTCTTGCTTCATGATATGCTTAAAAAGCGAGTTCAATGTGCCCTCATGCGCGTACGACATAGAAAACGTCTTGTACCCGCCAGGGGCAAACGATACTTTCGTACTCGTCTTGCAGTTGTTAAAAACAACTGCCGGGCGTAGCACGGGAGCGTGAAGCTCCGCGGGTACGGACGTCTTGTTCAGCACGTTGTACTGAACACCGTAGGCGGTTTGCGGAATCGGGGTTCCGCCGGAGTCGGTCTCCTCCATGCTGGAAATCTGAATCAAATTAGTATGTATGGAAGATTCCAAATTAGACAAATATGAGGGGCTAAAGATTGGCACCCTGTTACGGAACGTATAAATACGTCCGTCAATAGGGTTAGCATCAACTGCGTTAATGTTGGTGCCTGCGGCCCCATCACCAGCGAGCGTGGTGTTGTTGATTTTATAAATTGCTTTCGAACTGAACGTAAAGATAGCCTTCTCCATAAAATCGTCGCGGAAAACAACTGTTAGATAATTTGTCCCGGCTTGCTGTACTTCCTTCTCAAAAACAATTTTGACAGGTACTTCGGAATGATTAACCCATCGATCTTCCAATGCAGCTGAAACCAGCGGAACCAGCGAGTTGATCGATGCATTGTCCACAACAGCAACATAATTGGATTTGGACTGCGACCCAACGCGACCAAACGAAATATGAGCCTTCTGCCAAATCCTTTCCCAGTTGTTAGCATCCGGTTCCTGCGTGCGTGAAGACCTGTGGTCCTTCATACGCTTAAGATAATGACAAATGAGGGCATCTGCCACTACGTTGAAATTATCTGTATGGGTTCCAAGACTGGAACCACCAAGCCACAAAGAATGGCCACCTGCGTAATCCGTACTTCCCGTAGGCATCTCTTGACGGTGGACACTACGGTACAACGTACTGCCTTTAACTAGCTTGACCGGTTTAGTCGCGGAAATTGACCCTAGAAAAGGGCCAACGCGCTGGCCGATCGGAACCGCCTTGTTAGTAGACTTGCCGCGCGTAGCGCGGCGAGTAGCCTTCTTGACAGAAGACATCAAGCGCTTGCGCTTGTACGACTGATACGCGCTACGCGCGATCGACCCAGCTGCTGCCGCAGCTGCAATACCTCTACCCTGGGGAGTCCCCAGGCTCATTGACCGACTGAGACTCCGAAACAGTCGTCGGGCGACTGGCGTCGCATACCGCGTCATCGATCTGCCGCGGGGCATCCTTGGTTTTTGCGCAACAAATAGATTTAATAACAATAATTACACGCGCGTTCATGCGCTGCGCACAATGACCGCACCAGAGCCCACCCACCAACCCTTGTAATTATTAGGGGATTTATTCTTGCCAAGGCGAATAAATCCCGAGGTGGGGGTAATACTAGCCCCCACCTCTAGGAACTCTTTCGATTTATATGTATAATTAGTCTGTACTTAAACTACTAGTACTAATCGTATAACTCTCCCTCGCAAGCTCGGTCGGCCGGCCTGCGGCCGGGCGCCTGCGGCGGGCTTCGCCTTCGGCGACCGCTGCGCGGGCTGTGCCTTCGGCATAACTTAAGATAAAGGCAAGCTAGGGGGACTCAAGTCGCCAGGGGTTCAAGTCGCCAGGTTACTCCAGTCGCAATTGACTGATGTGAGGATATGGTCGGAGAACCTCCCGGGCCAACGCAATAATGGCCTGCGGTCCATCAAGTATCAAATTCCTATGATAATCGGTTTGAAACCGGGGGCCGAATTTCCACATGGCCTTGGCGTGGCGGCCAGCCCGCCATGCCGCGCGCGAGTGGTACGCTCTACGAGCTAAAGACATACTGCCTCGTCTTTGATTTACAGGAATATACCTTCTAGGCCTACTCTGCTTGCGGGCCCTGCCCAAGGGGCGATATGTTGGTGACATCCCAACGGTCTGCTGACAGCTTGGATCGATCTGGAGCGTAATTCGCGAACACAATAACGTGCGGCTGCGCGAACGAAAATGCGCGAGAATCGTACTTACCGGATATTATATATCCGTTCTTCAGCTGCTCGATCAACTCGTATACCACTGAAACTGAGCCTTCTTCGCTTGAACGGGCAAGGTCGAAAATGTAAACACCCGAGCTGCTCTTGCTTATAATGTGGGCCAGATCTGCCTTCTTCGCTATCTGTAGCACGACAGCGTTGCGTGTGATTCGAAGATAGGATGACATCCACGTTTTGCCAACATTGCCAGTTGTCTCGTACATCCAAAAAAGCCGCCGGTCTGGCGGCTCGTTCAACTTCTGGTCCAAAGCGAGCTGCCAAGGTCTCAATGTCACCGATTGGTATTGAGCCGTCAGCTTCGCCATCATAGCCTGCTCGTCACGAATGTTAATACACTCCTTAAAGAACTGTCCACAGCGAGAGGCTTCCGTAAAGTGGTTCTGTATTAGATCGGTCCAGGTCGCACCTGCGTCAATGGCTGCTTTCACAGCCTCAAGGTCCATTCTGGCACCCTGGCCAGGGCCTTTGTCCCTGGCTTCCATTTCTGTCAGCTCGCCCTGCTCCCACAGGCCGTTGGGAACATCGGGATCTTTCGATCTCTCCTTGTCAATGTAGTTCACGTTGTCCTGACTGCTGCCCATACAAAGGCGTACGTCCCAGCCAGGTACATCGAGGAAGTTCTGGATGTCCGTCGCAGTCACTGCGCAGTTCAACTGGATGTAGTTGTGTACGTGAGGGGTATTAACCCGCTCACAGCAGCCCTTGTTGTACGTGATCCTGGTCTTCCTGTTGAGTTTCTGGCCCAAAAACGTACGAGTACGCGCAAGCTGTATAGGCGTGTAGTTGTTCAGGGTCAAAATGAAATGCTTGCTTTTAAGCGATGGCATTTGATCGGTAACGTTTGAAAGGAGGCTTAGGGTCAAACCGCACGGTGGCGTGAAAATTTTGGATTCTGGTGCCAGCCGCAATTGCGAGCTCGTGAAAATTTTTAGGAATTTGGTCACGTATATATGTACTTTTTTTATTTTCAATAAAAAAGCTAGTTATGGGTATTTAATTAATATCCTGTACAGTAGGCAATTTAGCCGGTTTACCGGGCCTCATGTTGCACTTAAATACGTACTCGGCCTGCGTATGCAGGGCGATATTGTTGTTATCGCTGACGCGAATAGTAGGCTTGAGGCAAATCAAAAACGAATCCGCCCCGGGGGGGCAGATCCG